TTATTTGTCTAGTAATTTTTCTATCATTTTATCTTTTTGCTCGATGGTCTTCTTTAGTAAGTCGATTTCCATATCTTTTAATTCCACCATCTTTTTCAGTGATGAATCCTCAGCTGGGGCTTGCTTACCAATTACGTTTCCTTTACCTCCATATTGCCCAACATTATCGGCAAAAATGGTTTGTCCATCGTGGATAACAATGTCTTTACCTTCGGGTTCATTCATCTCTCCTTCCCCGGTAATTAACCAGCGTGCATTTAGATCCTTATAAATATGGATCATAGTAAACAGATGACGCTCTGGTATTTTCTCATTGCAATTGATCCAATTTGAAACCTGTTGCTTTGATTTTACACTTATATCCTTTTTGAATTGTTCCTGAGAAATTTCTTTGTTTTCCAGAAACAACTTAACACGTTTATTTACAGCTTTATCAAACATAGAATAATTCTAAATAGTGCATTTTACTATACCTTCAGTTGTTGGTATAGTGTTTTTACTATACTTTTACACTACAATTACAATACAATATTACTACAACCGCAATACAAAAACAATACAGTAAAGTGATGAAAGAAGAAAAGTTAAGAAAATTAAAAGACAAGTTACCTCGAGGACACAGAGAAGAGATTACAAAAAGAACAGGTTTTACTCTTTCCTATGTTGATGCAGTTTTTGGAGGTAGAAGATTTAACCAGAAAATTATTGATGCTGCTTTTGAGATTTTAAAGGAAGAAAAAGAGAAAGAAGCTGATCAAAATGCATTGTTGAACTAAGAGTAATTCTAGTTATGCCACACACTAAACTACCAGCAGGAATAGAAGATAAGAACCTTGAAATTTACCGTTATGGAAAAGAGGTTAATGCCGTTTATGACGGAAAGAAAGGTTCTTACCTTGATTTACCAATGGAAATGAGAGAGCCATTTCAGGCCGAATATATAGCAGATAAAGCTGCTCAGCATTGTATTGTAAATGATTTTGGAATTGAATTGGCCGATGCCCAGGAAGAAAAGTTTGTTGGTTGTAGATATGGAAATTGGGATAAAACTCCTGATTTGGCCAATGGAATAACTACGCATGACGCTCCTAATTGTTCAGAAGAAAAGCATTGCAAGGGTTTTAATGTATTGTGTAAAATCCCTGAAGCTCCTAATGGAAAGATTACCAAGCAGGAATATTTTATCATCCGTTTGGTTGGTAATGGAAAATTAGACAAAGAGATTGCTCTTGATTTGAATATAAGAATTCCAACAGTTAGAACTCATCTAAATCACATTCGAGAAAAGCTGCAAGTAAATAACCGGATTGAGATTGCACTATGGGCGCAAAGTAAGGGAATCGTTTAAAATGATCAATCATGTATGTTGATAAATCAGATAATGAGTATTCGATACATCAGCTGGATGAAGTCGATCTCAAGATAATATTTGAGGCTGTGAGTTCTGAGCTCAATCAGCTTTCATTCTCCGATAAGAATGATCATCTGGAGAGAAAACAAAGAATAGTAAGAATTAAAAAATCGATTAAAAATGAATTGCACGATATCTAAAGAAGATTTACAGATGGTTGAGTTACTGCTTAATGTAATTGAAAACGAAGCGGATCGATTGACTCCTGGTAATGTTGGCCATTATAAGAATTCGATTAAATGTACAGCCAATAAGGTGAAAGCTATGTTGGTACAAAAGCCAAAATATAAATGTTACCGCTGTAAAGATACCGGTGTTATAGATTCTGAAGAGTTTCATGGCCATACCGAAGGAATCGTACATGAAAATAAACAGTGCAGCTGTCAACAAAAAGAATAAAGATAATGTGTGTGTGGATACCGAAATCTGGGGAGCAACCTCATTTTACTTTTTCATTATTTACAACATCAGTAAAGCCGGGAAACGAAACGCACGATATAAATGGGGCTGCCACTTGTGGGGCTTTCGGCAGCTCCATTTAAAAGATATTTTTCTGATCAGAACAAAAGGCTTCCGCTTTGGTGCGTGAAAGCAACAGAAGCTCGAAGCCTTTTGCAAAACCTTTTAGTTTAGAGTGAGAATTAAGAAAGCCGTCCACATTGCTTGGAGGCTAGGACGGCTTTCATGTTGTTAACTAATTTAAATTAATCAGTATGTCAAAAGTACGAATTTTAGCGGTAGGATCAACAGAAGATTGCATTTCTGAATTGGCTCTCTTGATGTTACAGCACGATAGAACCAGAGATATTGTTTTAGGAGCTGCAGCTCGAGTAATGGACATTGATCAATTGAAAGAGAAAATGAGAGCTGAGCAAATTGCTCATGAACTGGAAATAATGGTTAAGGGGAATGATTATGAGTCAAAATAAAGACAATAGAGATGGAATGTCATACATGGCATTAATCCATAGAAAACCGAAGTTGCAAATACAATATAAGACTGTTTTTTCCTTGAATGCTTTAAACCTAGATAAATACACTCAAGATTTCTTTTTTGAAAAACTAAAAACCGACAAACCAGATGATACAACTACAACATGCCCGACCAAACCATGATTATTTCACCATTTGCTTACCGGCAAGCGATACTCCTTATGGTGAAAGAGTAAACTGGGACAAGAAAGAGGATTTTGAAGCTCCGGTTTACGAAATGACCAACCCGAAAAATCCGGAAGAAATAATTCGTGCTGAATTGGTGGATGTTTGGACTCGATTTGATTTGAATGGACCAGAAGGTGAAACCATGAATGCTTTTGCAATTGCCTCTTATGGTTTGCCAATGAAAAAGCTAAGACACCAGCTAATTGAAAAGTACGATATACTAAAAACTAACTCTGAAGTTGAATTTCTACTACTTAAACAAGTATGAGCTACATTGATCAAGAAATTGTTTTTGAAGAAACAAATAAAGGATATGACATTTTTGCCTATTATTTCCATGGAGTGGATTTCAATAATCCACAACATAGAGTTAAAGATCGCGGTGAAGAAAAAACAGCTTCGGCTCGAGTAGCATTTTACAAAGGTCAGTGGAGAATTACTGATTTTGGTAATCAGAACGAGGTAAACAGCATGAATTCCATTTCGTATGTAATGCGTACTGAAGGATTGCAATTTCCCGATGCATTGAAATTTATAGAACAAGTAATTGTTCGAAAAGATCTTTCGGGTGGTGACTTTAAGAAGCCAAAATATAAAGCTGATTATTCCTTCAGGGAAATGCAGCCTGAAGATGTAAAAGGAGATTATTCCTGGAACTTTAAAGAACGAAGTGAGATAAATGAAGCAGATTGCCGATACTTTGGCCGATATGTTACTCCAGCATTACTGGAGAAGTTTAATTGTAGGGTTGTAAAGAGTTACGAATACTGCGGCACTTCAAAGAAGATGAATCGTGATGTGGTTCACCAATACGCTGCAACGGAAGATTTTCCAATTTTCCTATTCGACTATGGTGATTTTAAAAAGCTTTACCGACCAATGGAAGTGGAGAAAAGATATCGATTTCTTTACATTGGTGAAAAGCCGAAAAATTACATCTATGGATTAAAGCAACTTAAGGATGCTAAAAATGAATTGGTAGATGAAAAAGGTGAAAGTACCTACAAAGGTCCTGATCACAAAAAACCACATATTAAAGATCTGTTTCGCTGCAGTGGTGAAAGTGATGCCTTAAATGTTGCTTCGCTTGGTTTTCATGTTTATTGGTTGAACTCAGAATCGGCTAATTATGCCGATGGCCAATATAAGCAGCTTGATTATATGTGTGAGAACCACTACCAAATTATGGATCGTGATGCTACCGGAAGAGCTCAGGCCATTAAAATGGGATTGAAATACATTAACATTTTCACTCTGGAGCTTCCGAAATGGATTGAAACTAAAAAAGACTGGAGAGGAAATCCCTGTAAGGATGCTAAAGATTTTGTAAATGTTGCCGGCAAAAATCAGGAAGAAACAAGCCGAAAATTTACAGTACTTAAGGCGAATGCCAAACCAATGAAGTTTTGGACCAAGTCGCAAGACAAGAATGGTAATGATACATACAATATCAATTTAGAGTATTATTATTTCTTTCTCCAGGCGAATGGTTTTTATGTGATGGATTCGCAATATCACAAAAAAGCAGGTTACTGTTATGCCAGGGTTAATGGTAAAACTGTAGAGCTGATTCATCCGGATGACATCAAGAAAATTACAAAGCGATTTAGTAAGGAGTGGATCCGATCGCGTTACCTAATGGATGAAAATGCCATTTTAAACAAGATTAACTCGAGTAACCAAATATCGGAAAACAACCTACAGGAACTTGCAGAAATTGCACCTGAGTTCAATAATTTCAATTCTAAGTTTGATACAATTTGTTACCGAAATGGAGCTTTAAAAATAACCAAGGATGAAATTACACGAATAGATCACAGAGATCTTCCGAATTATATTCTGGGAAAACTTACCGTGAACAAAAAGGATATTTCTCATATAAATGATAGAAGTATCAGGCTACTGAAGAAACCACCAATTGAGGTGGAAGAAACTGGTGAGTATAAAAAGCTGATAGACGAGCTGAGACAAACTACCGACCAGGATAAACGTGAAGAGTTGAATATTAAAATCTCACAGATTGAAGAGTCGGAACGTTACAAAGTAACCATTAATGACAAGGAGAATATTTTTATTCGATTCTTGAAAGATATCTCTCATATATATTGGAAAAAGGAACTGGAGCTGAAGAAAGGACTAACTGAACAGGAAAAGAAAGAACAGGATCTGTTATTGGCCAATATCCTTTTCACGCTTGGTTACATGTGCGCACAGTACAAGGATCCTGCTAAGCCTTGGATGGTATTCCTTCAGGATCTTAAGATTTCTGAAGTAGGAAAATCTTCCGGACGTTCGGGAAAATCGCTTTTAACTATGGCCATTAATAAAGTTCGACCTTGTTATTACATTGGTGGTAGAAATAAGAAGTTAACAGAGAACCAGTTTATTTACGATGGTTTTACTAAGTTTCACCAGGCTATTGAGGTTGATGATTTGCATGAGTATGCCGAAATGGATTTCTTCTATACTCAGGTAACCGGTAAGCGTGAAGTGAATAACAAACACCTTTCTCCGGAAACATTGGAATATAAGGATTCAGGTAAAATGCTTATATCATCGAACTTTGAATTGAGAAATACCGATAACTCCACTTTGGCCAGAATGCTTTTTTCTGGTGTTTCGGATTATTACCATGAAAGCACCAAGCAAAACGACTACAAGCAAACGGTTAATCCGGCCATGAAATTTGGCAAGCGTTTATTCGATGATTTTACGGATGAAGAATGGGTGGTATTTGATAACATTATTGCATATGCAATACAAATGACCATGCGATTTGAGAAGATTAATCCTCCGATGGGTAACCTGGACAAACGTCAATTGAGAAGAAAAATGACTGAAGGTTTAAGATCGAAGGATGAAGAGTTCTTCTACTGGGCAAGCGGTTATTTCCAATTGTACAAAGGAGATAATAAGCCTACAATTTCACCTGAAGGAATTGGTTACTACAATACTTTAATAAACAAGGAAACTGCTTTTGAAGATTTCAAACGTGGTTTAAGTTCTAAACAGCGCGAAGAATACAAGAAAACTCAGTTTAAGAAAGCTATTATGGCATTCTGTGATTATCATGATTTTGAGTTTAATCCACTAGGAGCTTGTAACGATAAAGTTCACAGAAGAATTACTAAAACTACTGAAGGAACTACCAGAGAGTACTTCTACATCTTCACAGGTGCTGAAGTATCAATTCCAAAGGATGAGAAATTAACCGAAGCAGAACAGGCATCAATGGCATTTTAATACTTATAAACTTATAAACCGATGGAAAAAGCAACAATTATTGTAAGTTCTAGAATACACACAGGCGAAAAAGAAGTAGCCAAATTATTAGAAAATTATGAGCATCCATGTAGAATGGAGATTTACAGTAACAAGTGTTTAGAGATTAGAACTTTCCTATTTGGCAGCGTTAATGAAGAAACTGATGTGATAGTAATTTACTTATGGGATCGGGACCCAATGCATAATTACACCTTTTGGTTTCCGTTTATCAATGGTAACATACTTGTTAATAGTAAAGGTAAAGCTCCATTCATTAGAAAAACGCCAAAGCTCATATTCATTACTGATAGAAAGCCTGATCACTTTTACGAAAAATATTTTAATCAATACTACGAAGTAATTACAGCTAACCAATAAACTTATAAACCAATGAAAAAAACAGTTTTCAATATTCAAATACATTTATCAGAACAGCAGCTTAAGAAGCTTTGTGAAATAGATGGTTTTGGTCCGGAAGAGATTGAGTCATATTATAGAATGGCAAAGATGAATCCAGGATTTGCATACGATGATAATCCATCTTATCAAAATGGACTTGGTGCCATGATCAATGATATCCTATCGATTGGATTTTCTGTAATGAATGCAATGGAAGGTTATGGAGAAATGAAAGTAAAGAAAGAAGATCTGCACTTTCATCCATTCAGATACAAATATCCTGTATTTACCAAGGTTGAGTGCGAATTAAAGGATTTTGTGAATACTTCTCCATACGAGCCAATGGAATTTGCATTAGCTGAGAAACCAAAAGAATAAGTGATGATAGAAAAGATAAAGGCCTGGATTAAATTGAAGCTAGGAGTTACTTCAATTGAGAATAGATTGATTAACCAAAAGACTAGAATTGAGACTTTAGAAAATCACTTAAGAAACTTGATAAATATTGTTGCTGAAGTTAACGATACAAATCAAACCATATTAAGCCATGTTCGATTTTTGAACAAAGAATTTTGCGTTGCTGCAGATGTTAATTTCAAGTATGAACCCAGTGTTTTAATAATTATGAAACGAGGAAAAGAAGAGATTGTTAAGACATACACTTTTCATCCGGATGAGATAATGCAGCTATATCAAATACTAGAAGGTTTTGGACGTGAAAACACCAGAATAGATAAGCCGAGAATGTCTGCTGGACCTAGATTTAAATACTAACAAATAAACTTATAAACGGATGGATTTACCTAAAAAATATCAGGATTTAGTTGGGACAAAACAGAAATGTAGTGGCTCGCTATTTTCATATAAAAATGAAATTAAAGAACCTCTTGAGTTTGATGTATTAGACATTCGAAAGGGAACGGCAACAATTATGGATATGAAAACAATGGAAGAGTGTCATCCTACATTTGAATTGCTGTTGAAACGAGAAGGAATGAAAAAGGCACAATGGACTAAGCCATTCCCAATTCGTGAAATTGATCTTAGGGAAAAAGAAATGGATCCAGACAAACCTGATATAGTTGCAGAAGAAGGGTTGGAAGTGATCGTTAAAGAATTGGGCGTAAAGGCTATAATAACTGAAGTGTTCGAAACTTCACTAATCATGTATGAATGTATTGAAGTTAAAGATGATTGTACTGGAGGTGCCTGCAGAGATGTTGGACTGACAGGAATTAACGGTGAAAATATCAAACATCCAAGAAGAGTTCTTGCAGAAACATTTAAAAAAGACTTAAATGATAGAAATGAAGCATAAGCATCATTTGCCAGGCGAATTGAATATTGTTCCAATTGAAAACGAAAAGAAGATGAAACTAATAACCTACGAAGTATTTACAAAAGAGTATAGCCGAATTGTTGAAGCAACTGGAGTATTAAACTGCATTGAGAAGTTTAATGAAACGTTGGATGAAGGTGAAGAAGCTCAGATTATTGCAATGATTGATACGAAAGAAGGAACTGAATTCCTGCAGGAAAACAAAGTTCCTGGTGTTTGTTCAATTTGTGGTTGCACTGACAATAGAGCTTGTGCTGATCCGGAGAAAGGGAATTGCTCCTGGGTAGATGTGGATCGGATGCTGTGCACTCATTGTTTGGACAAATTAAAGGCAAAAGCAGCTGCTTATGATGAGATAGATCTGAAGTCTGGTAATAGCATGGATGTAATGGATCTTGAAGAATTTGGACTTTGGGTTATGGAGAAGTTAGGCTATGAGTAATTATTCATACAATAATGTGGTAAAGATTGACAGATCAACTTTGCCTAAAGATGGACAGAGAATCAGATTTGAGATTTACAACTATGATGATTTAGTAGGAACTTACATCGAGAAAGATGATATGTTTTTATTGGATAATGGACAGTTTCATTTCATCCATGATATCTTTTCCTGGGAACTAATAGAGGAGCGAGAAGCTCCAGCAAAAAAGAATTAAATATCTAACAATCTATACAATTTAATATTATGGCTGACATTAGCATTAAAATCAATTTAAGACAACTAGAAAGCTTCGTTAGAACTTATAACGGAGAGAAATCAGGAAAGCAAGAATGCCTTGTAATTCCTATCGATAACAATCATTTGTTTAGAGGTGAAAAAGGCTTGTATTTAAACGTTAGAGCTTTTGAGATAAAGAACAAGAGTGCCGATAATAAAAGTAAGGATACGCACTTATTGAAGCAGGATCTTCCGAAAGAAGTGTATGAGAAGATGAGCAAAGAGCAAAAGGAAGCAATGGCCATACTTGGGGGGGCTATTTACTGGGGCAAACGAGAACCTAACCCAATAGAGCCAGATGAGACTCTCACAGAAAACGAAAAGGATGATTTGCCATTCTAAATACATTAAACCGGACCTAATCAGTTCGGTTTTTTTCTGCAGTATTATTCACTATTCTTTTCCGGACTATGCTGCCGGTTATGCCATGCCCCTCCAGGGGCATTTTTATTGTGTGCCGATTGCCTTTATTTGTTGTATTGGCCACAAGCTTTACACTCCCCCACTCAGAGATTCTTCAGCTCAAGTAATACCAAAGCTTCAGGCGAATCAAAAACTTCAAATTGCAGCTCCTATTTACTGCATTAACCAGGCACCAGATAGGCACGCCATATTTCAACATTTGCCCTTGCAAATCTGCGAAACCAAATGCGTACAAAATCGACAACTAAAAACATAGTTCGCCCTGCGGTCTTTAGCCCCCTTCCCCCTTAAACCCCAATCTCTTAAAAAAATTGTAATTTGTAATTTTCATATATATATTGGTCGAAATTAAATACTTATAGAATTACAAAAGAATTACATTTTTAATTGAAGATTGTAATTTTCAAGGCTTTAACCTTATTTAGATTAAGTCCAATTTAAAAGAAATTGAGGAATTACATAAATTGGCATCCAATTACAAAAATGTAATTGATGAAAATCAAGCACATACATTTTAGAGTTTTGTATATTGTAATTGTAAACAGATTGATATTTAACAACTTGCAAAGGTCATTACATTTTAATACAAAAAAGCTTCAACTTTTAGGGGTGCTACTTTTTAGTGGAAAAATGCCATTTTGGATTATTGTTAAGAAAATTGAAAGTTTTTGATTTGTTTAACTACGGTTTTTATTATCTTTGATTTCATAGCCGCCACAAGTCTTTTTAATTGAAATACCATTCACTTATATTCAATTCTAAATACTTGCACATGAGTACAGTAATTATTACCAAACTTGAACCCTTCTATCAACTTTTTTTAAAGAATCATTTTAAATCAAATCGCTTGAATTTTGAGTTTCCGCGCGATCATGATTTAAACACCTTATTGTCGTTTTGCAAGAAGCCAACTCCTCCAGGAAGAAAGACTGATGATTTTGGTGATGAAACATTCGAAATAGAATTTCCACTCCAGCCGTATGATGAGAAGGTGAATTATTACCTTCCGGAAAAAGCTTTGATTTTGTTCCAGCAAAGGGTAATTGATCTTTACCAACTGGAGTTCCATAGCGACATGTGCAAATTGCATTCTGATGGATATCTGAAAAACGATGCCATAATCATGCTAATTTATAAATACGGATTGCCAGATGATGAAAAAACCATTGAACGAATGAAGAAAGATTTCTACAGATGGAGGCAAAGAAAGTACAACAAAAAAAGATCGAAGAAAAAACAAAAAAAATCAACAGCTGAAGCTGCATAATTGTCCTTTCACAACATACATAAATTAAAACTTATGAATCAGTATTGATTCATGCAAACTATTGCAGATCATGACAGATAGCAAAATATTTGACAACATGGGAGGAATGGCTCAGCTGCATTATCTTCCTTTTCCAAATTTGGAATCAATAGATCCTCCAGCTGAAGGATTGGTGTTAAATATCGATCGTGTTCCAGGAACGAATTGGAAAAAGATTCCATTCGTTTTGGAATCGATAAAGTTTAAAGAACCTAAAAAGGATACAAGTGATGGCAACGTGTACAAACCAACGCTCGAGCTGTTTGTCCTTTGCGATGATTTCGAAGGTTCTGATCTTGCCAACTGTATTGAGACCTGTAAACTGATGCTGATAGTTGGTGATCATGAACAGCGATTGACTCTGTTGGGTACCGAAGATGGTGGCTTAAAAGGTATTTCTGATTATAACTCAGGGGAGAAAGTTGAAGATAGAAAAGGCTATTGGCTAAAGTTTACAGGCTCGTTTCCACAGAAGTCTGTAAAAGTTAGCGAGGGCGTTTTGAATGATTCATAAAGTAAAGTATCCGGAAGATCAGGGAGGAATTTGGAAATTTTGGTTTGCTCCAGAAAAAGAAGTTTCAAATATCAGTGATGTTATTAATGGTATTGTAAATTCAGTTTCTTTACTGGAGGGATGTTCCTGGAGTGAAATTGAATTTGCTCAAGAATCGGCAAAGCTGCAGATTAAAGAAAAGGATACTGCTGATGGTGTTGTTTACAATATCGATTTTACTGTATTTATTCCTGGAGACTCACTTGCTTTTACCACTCTACTTGCAAAAATGGATCAGCATAAGTTTGTGCTGATAGTGAAGGACCATAGGGCGCGAATGCGTTTATTGGGCGTAGATGTGGCTCTTACTTATACGAATAGTTTTAACTCTGGAGAAAAAGTTGAAGACAGAAAAGGATACGTTCTTAAGTTTTCGGCCCAACTTCCGGAGAATCCTCCATATTTATTTAGCCAGGATCTTGTTGATGAATTCAACCGTAGTAATGAGGAATTGGAAATGGTTCCTCATGTGGCTACAGGTGAACAAGGTCCGGCCGGACCAATGCCGGATCATCGTTGGAATGGATCGAAGCTCCAGCTTCAAAAACCAAATTTATCCTGGGGAGCTGAAGTGGATCTTCGTGGTGAGGTTCCTGCTCATCGTTGGGTTGGTACAAGTTTGCAATTTCAGAATGAGGATGGAACTTGGGGTGTTGCTGTGAATTTGAAAGGTGTGGATGGTGATGATGCTAATATTGATTTAACACCCTACGCCAAAAAAGTAGATGTACACAATCCATCACAAAAAGCGCTGCTCGATTCTATTGCAATAACCGCCAATTACCTCGAGCAAAACGGAGGTGAAGTATGGGTGGCCAATGCCGACAGATTGGGAAATATTTCTGCAGCTGATTACTGGAATAAAACAGAGCTTGTTAATGATTCCCTATATCTTAAAATTGCCAATGACAAGATTAAAGCCGGTTATGCCGACATTGCCAACGATGCAAATCATTTAGGAGGTATAGCTGCTGCTGATTATTTTAATAAGTACAATGCCGATTTGCCAACCATTAATTGGGAAATGGCCGATGCAATAGTAAACGGCACATTTACAACCAAGAACTTTGCTCCAGGAATAATTGGCGGAGTTGGTGGCCGTATGGATCAGGCAGGGAACATGGAACTGCAATCTTTAATCGTTCGTGAATTTATTCGTACTCCTGAATTGATTAAGAATCAGGTGCGAGTGGCAGGTAATGAATTTTGGTTTACCGATCCTGGTATCATTCAAGATGTATCGGGAACCGGACCATATACCATTACTTATAAAATTGAGGAAGGCGATGGAGTTTCCCATAAAGTTGATGATATCCTGATCGGGATATACAACGATGGTAACGGATTCGAAACCGCTTACTTCGATGTTGTATCGGTTGATTTGGCAAACAACCAGGCAGTATTGAATTCTCGAAACGGAATAGCACCAAGTAAATATATGGTGTTGGCACGTAAAGGAAACGAGACTGATACCGATAGACAAACCTCAGTTTTTGTTGATGGTTTAAATGGTTTTATTTGTGTGCTTGGCGGTGTAAACGATCACAATACCGATTTCTCGAACATCATTACACAAATAGGATATCTTAATATGCATTCGGCTGTGTTTGGCGATATGGATAAAGGTATCTATGTGAAAGATAACGGATACTTCGAAAACGTTAAGGTATCGGGCGAAATACATGTTACTGGTGGTAATGCAGCCACACAAGCCGATGTTGCTTTAGTTGATACCAAAGCCGATACCGCTTACAATCTTGCCGATTTAAAAATTACCGAAGCCGATGCCGTTACCATTACTCATCGTGAGATTAAAGCACCATACATCGCAACTTTAGGCTTAAAGGTTGGCGATGAAATTCTGATGGGTGAAAATGCTGTGATTTCTTGGGAGCGAGTTAATAATGTTCAAATTGCCAGTTCCAATATAATTGATAATACTGCATTTAAAAATCAAGCGTACACTTCAGGCCGTGCAACAGTTGTTTATGTTGGTGATACTGTACAGATTAAAAAAACAAGCTCTCAGGATTCGGATTGCTATTTTGCGCTTAATAAAACGATTCCTGAAGAATACATCGGAAAGGAATTAACCTTTTCTTGTCAATTCTCTGCTGATTGGAATATTAATGTACAACTGCGAGCTCGTGCTAATACTGTTGACGAATGGACAAATACATTAACTGTAAATGATGGAGATAGAAGAAAAACGCTTCATATCACATTTACTCCTGACAGTACATCTATCACCTTATTTGTTTATTCTACAAGTATTATTGATTTAACTTTACACGATGGGTTCATGCTTGCTGAAGGAAGCAAACCTATTGTTTGGTCACCTTCTTTTTTAGATATACAAAATGATGCTCAAGCTAAAGCCGATGCTGCTGAAATTGCTGCCACAGCCGTTGCTAACACAGCTCAATCGAAAGCTGATTCGGCATACAGTTTGGCAGGTACTAAAATCACTGTTGCAGAAGCAACCGTAATAACTCAGGATACTGTTACAGCTCCATTCATTGCAGGTTTATCATTACAAGTTGGTAATGAAATTGTAATGGGTGCAAATGCTAGAATTAGTTGGAATAATGTTGACGACAATGAAAATGTTGAAACCATTACAGGATCGCAATCAAAAGCTGATTCTGCTGAAAATTCTGCCATATCTGTTGCAGCTGCCGATGCTACCAATAAAGCCAATGCAGCCGAAAGTAATGCTACTGCCGTAGCCAATGCAGCTCAAAGCAAAGCCGATTCTGCTTATAGTTTGGCAGATACAAAGATTACTGTTGCAGAAGCAACAGTAATTACTCAAAATACAGTAACATCTCCATTTATTGCAGGTTTATCATTGCAAGTTGGTAATGAAATTGCAATGGGTTCAAATGCCGTTATCGCATGGGATAAGGTAACCGATGTTCAAATAAATACAATTAACCTTCTTAATAATACCTATTTTGAAGACAATAGCTATTCATCAGGGCGTGCAACAGTTCAATATATTGAGAACACCCTAAAATTTAAGAAAACTCTTTCATCTGATAGCGATTGTTATTTAGCCTTGGTTAGAACAATTCCTGAAGAATATATAGGTAAAGAGTTGACATTTTCCTGTGAATTTTCTGCCGATTGGAATATCAACATGAAGCTTCGTGCAAGAACTGGAGATGATAACACTTGGAGCAATACATTGACAGTAAACAATGGAGATAGGAGAAAAATGTTTTCTTTAACTTTTATCCCAACTAGTACTTCAGTAACCTTATTTATTTACTCGTATAGTACAATTGATATTACTCTGCACGATGGGTTTCAACTTACGCAAGGAAACAAACCTGCACCATGGTCAAGATCAATTAATGATGTAGATGATAATATTACCACTATCACCAACAATACCATAGCAACCACCAATGTAATTGCCGAGCAAATGAAAGTTCGTGCCGTTAATATTCTCGATCAGTTAACTGCAGCACAAATCAACTTCGATAATGCAAGTGGTAACAATGTGCATCTTACCGGACATATCGAGGCGGAATCTGGTAATGTTGGTGATTGGATCATCCAAAATGGCATATTAAAACATGATGGTAATGAAGGATCATCGTATTTGGGAGCCGGTGAAGTGCAAATTTGGAAAGACAACGATGCTAGTGTCGGGTGGGGTGCGATAGTAGCTGTTCATACTTCAACCGAAGACGGGGCCTTTGGATTGTTTGGATACCAAGGTGCATCGGATCTATTAATGTCAAATCGTAATTACTCAGGAGGTGTATATGCCAGAACCAATGATGATTCGGAAAACGCTTATGGTATAGTTGCCGAAAGCTCAGGAAATCACAAAGGAGCAGGTTTGTTTATTGGCGATGTAAAAATTACAAGGAATTTAGAAGTTGGAGGAAGAGTTGTAAATGATGTGTATGAAAACCATGGATCAACAAATTCAAATTATCCTACTAATATCGATATGACCAACAAGCACTCTTTGCTTTTGGGAGGTCCTTCAAGCGACAGATATTATAAGATGTCGGGTATGAAGGATGGCCAAGAGGTAATTATTGTAAACAGAAATCAGGGGAATAGCATTTGGGTGCAAGGATTCATTCATAATTCAGCAACTGCTAACGAATACTATGGTCTTGAAGGTGGCGGTGGTATTATTGCTAAATACTTTACATCCGATTTTTATCTACCAAGTAAATCGGGAGGCTACTGGGTGATTATAGGTTGGCACAATAACAACTGGTAATTGTCCTTTCCAAAAATACCGATAACAAGCAATTTTAATGTGTAACTAAATATTTAGAATCATGAATTTTGAAAAACAATTGAAAGAAACAGGTAAAGCAACTATCGAAGGCCGCGAAGTTGTTTTTACCTATGAGCACACCGAAGGCGAAAAGCCTAAAACAATTAATGTGAATGCTCAAACCGTTAAGGATGGTAAATCGGAAAATATCCAAATGATTTTTGATGTTGCCACAGAATCCTATTCGAGATACCAGGTGTTTAATATGCCAAAAGGTGAGTTAGCTCTGATAACTTCAGCTATCGAAACTGAAATTGTCGCTATTGTTGAATCTTTTAATACTACTGCGTAATGGCAAAGAAAAACTCAACACCAGAAGCCAAAAAAACAGAATGGACCATAGATTTTGACAATATCAAATTCACCACTTTACAAGGTAAAGAAATTAAAGGCGATGGTAAATTTCACGAAAGATTAGGTGATATCCTTTACACCAATTTAATTGGAGTACGTGGCAGTCGTTTAGCATCAAGAATTTTCGATGGTGGCAAAGTAACATTTGATCCAAAAGAAAGAATCGTTTTAATCACCTACCTAAATCAAGACAATTGCCCACTTACAAGCTGCTTTGTTGATGGCTTGTTAAAGGAGTTGGAAGATTAATATAGTTGTCCTTTTTAGTAGAACAAATCCTTGATAACATTGCTTTGAACGATTGAAGAAAAGTATATGTTACCAAGGATTTTAGTTGAAGCACGTAACTCTGTATTCCTGATTGAGCACGAAAGTGTTCAAGCTTACCTGCCAATAGTAGCTGCAGCCTTTAAAGGTGAAGCGGTTGCGTATGATCAGGATTCGGAGAAACAAGATGCTAAATTTAATATCACTTGTTTTGCTGCTGCAGGATATGTGAAGAAAGTTCCTACCTGGGAAATTCGCTGGAACGAATTCCAAGATGTTCCGGAGAATACCACCATTGTAATTCCTATTAAAGATGTTATCAGTAAGTATAATTACTGTGGATCTCCAGGAACTACAACCCTATCAGAATTTGTAAAGTCAGCTGAAGCCAATAAGAACATCGTAAGAATGGTGTTCGATATCGATTCTCCAGGAGGAGAAGCTGATGGTACTCTTCTTTTTGCTGAGTTGATTAAATCAATCAAAACTGAAACGGTTGCCTTTTGTAGTGGTAGAGCTTGCAGTGCTGCTTATTGGATTGCTGCAGCTTGCGACAAAATTTTGTTTGCTGATGAAATGACCCGATTGGGATCCATTGGTACTTACCGTACTTTTTTCGATGATGCTGGATGGTATGAACAGAACGGTGTAAAGACTGAAGACATTTATGCCACTCATTCTACTTTGAAAAATCATGACTGGAGAGAAGCGAAGAAAGGAAACTTTAATCCGATGAAAGCTGAAGTTGATAAGGTGAATGTGTTGTTCATGACTACAATGGAAGATTATCGTGAGATTGAAGATGAAGATGCTTTGAAGGGTAAGGTTTACTTCGGATCGGAATCTATTGCTGCAGGTTTAGCCGATGCCAAAGGAACTTTACAGGATGCAATTGCTATGACCGTTACTGAAGTGGAAGATGCAAATGTTTTGGAGGATGAAGTTTTAGAATCAAAAAATGAGAATATGAAACAGTTTGAAAATGTGAACAAAACTCTAGGTGTTGACAAGCTAGAGAGTGCCGATGATAAAGGGGTTTACTTGAACGAAGATCAGTTGCAAGCCCTTGATTTATGTATCGGGACCGGTAACCAGGCTTCGGTTGAATTGGCTACCGAAAAAACTGCCAGAGAAAATGCTGAAGGTGAATTGGCCACTGCTAATACAACCATTCAGGAAAAGGAAGGTGAAATCACCACTTTGACTGAAAAGTTGGCAGAAAAGCCAGGGACTGAAGATCCTAAAGTAGAAGGCAAAAAGGATGATATTGAAACTGAAGAAGAGTTTGTATCTGATCCTGTAACTGAGTATGCAAAATCAATTTGATAGGAGGATAATATGGATTTAACGCAACCTATTGACATTCAAAAAGTACAAGGAGCTGCCAAAAAGTGGGATGGCCAGCTGAGAGTTATTAGTCAATTACAAGCTGCTGAAGTACTACAGCACTTTACTCCGGTACCAGGTATCACGGATGAAAAAACATTGACTAATGTGATTAGAACTGGTAAAGGTTCTAAGAAATACGATGGTGAATTTACTGGATCAGGTAAGATTGGTGAGATTGAGCCTAACAAGATCAAGGTTCGCCCAATTGTTTACGAAATGAGCGATGAGCCGGAGCGTTATCGCGAATCGTATATTACTGAAGTTGCCGGTGGTTTAGAACCAGGAAAGCATCCATTTGAAAAGTGGTTGTTGCAATTTGGATTAGATGGTGCTTCGGAAGAATTGCACGATGCTCTTTGGTCTGCAAAGTATGATCCTGATCCTGCTAAAAAAGAGTTGGAAGATTCTTTTGATGGTATCAAAACAGTTTTGGAAACAGGTAAAACTGATGGTAAGATTAGTGTGGCAAAAGGAAATCTTAAAACTTACACTTCTGCTTACGACTCTGGTAATATTCGTGATCGATTATTAGCGGATTTCAGAGCCTTACCTGAAAAGCAAAAAAAGAAAGGTGTTGATTGTATCTTAAGTGTAACAATGGGTGAAATGTACGATGATTGGTACGAAACACAGCACGATCGTCCACCTGGAGTAGATCAGCACGGTCAAGTTTTTCTTGAAGGATCGAATAAAAAATGTCGATTGATACGAATGACTTGTATTCCTTCAGATGATCAAACTACAATCTTCACTGATAAGAAGAATCGTTTCTGGGGATTCGACAAATTGAAAGACATGAAGAAATTGATTCCATTCTTCAGTAATATTTACAAGTTTACTGCAGCAATGAAATATGTATTCGGCATTCAATTCGGAACCTTCAGTAAACTAAGATTCAGAATGAGTGAGGTAGTTATATCTTAAAATAATTTTGGGTTGATATAGAGGGTGTGGTTTTTCTAAAGTTCTTTTCCCTAAAAAAAGAACTCATTGTTTTTCTAATAGTTAATTAAAGGCTTTATGGATTTTACTGATATAAAAAGGGATGACAGCGATAACCAGGGTGGAACTTTACCGAGGTTTTACTATGGGTTTTGCGATGAAGTGAAGACTTGGCCAACTTTGCCTTCTCCTGAAGCAGCTGCTGATTTGGAAGCACTAGGAAAGGTAACCGGAACTATTGAGATGGAAACTGGGAAACGTATGTACGAAGTGGAAATTGCATTGAACTCTGGAGAAGCCAAGGATGAAGAAATTGGTGAAGTTGGAGGTATGAGTTACAAACATATTTTCGATTTGTTTATTACCAAGATGAACGCTCAATTGCGTGGTTTTGCAAGAGCTTCATTAAATAGAAAAGTTTTCCTTGTTGTTCCTGATGCGAATGGCAATAATGTAATGATTGGTAATGAAAATTTTCCTGCAATGCGTCAAGCTGGAGGCGGATCGGGAACTGGCAACAACGAAGGTCGTAATGGTGCCGGATTATCATTCTATTCTTATGGTCCTGGTCCTGCTCCTATTATTGAAGGAGTAATACCGTTGACTCCTGCAGCGTAATGGCAAGGAAATCGAATTGGACCAAGTATTTTTCTGTTAAGGGAATTAAACCAGGAATAATCCAGCATACCAAACTTGGTAGAATAGATCTTTCTGATGAAAGTATTCCGGTAGAACAGATTAAAGCATTGTACGATGCCAAATGTGTTTACATTGTTCCTACAGAAGAAGGGAAAAAGAAGTACAAATTAGAAGTTGAAGTTTCCATGGAATAATCATGGTTATAAGGTTTATAAGTGAATAAAAGGGATCCTAAATGGATCCCTTTTTTTGTCCTTTTTCATTTTGTTGCCTGCAAATAGATTTGAAGTAAACAGTATTCACCAAAGAGTTTTGTTATGAAATCAGAAATACAAGAATGGTTGGATGGTGACCGAAATTTTGAAGAAGGTGTAAAGTTATACCAGGAATATGGAGGTAGCCCATTGCTAAAAAGAAGATTGCTAATTAGGCGCGGACCTGCATGGCAAAAGAGATTGGAATATGAGCTGGAGAAAATTGTGAAACTAACGGCTCCAAATTTTGTTCCCAAGAAAGATATTCGCCTGGAGCCATTCGATGAAGCATTATTGAAAGCAACTAATCCGGAAGAATTTCGAAAGGTGTATTTAAATGGGCAACGTCATCCGGAAGATAAGGGTAAATATCAGATCCATTTTAAAGATCTTCCTGATATGCTTCAGAAGTTGGTTATCTACAAAGGTCAATTGTTCAACAAAAGAGCAAAGCTTCATTCTGAAATGGTTCGAATGCCGGATGAGAATATCCAGGAATTAGTTACTCGCCGTGGTGAGATTCGTGAGCTGGTTGTGGAACACTCGAGAACAATTGAGACTATCTACAAGGCTATTCGTCATTACGAAACTACCAAAGAATTACCTGCAGCTGATATTATTCCTATTGAAAAACCAGAAAATGAGAATTCTGAAAACAAGGATAAAAATCCAGAAAAACAGGATACCACTCCAGAAAAGCAGAATGAGATCAGTGATGTGGACTTAGTGAAGCAATACAAGAACCTGCAAAGCTCGAGAAGAAAGGACTATATAAAAGTGTATGGTGATCCAAAGAAAAAGAAGGATCCACTTCCTGAAGGTCCAAAAAAGGAATCTGCTAAGCAACGCCTGGAGGAAAAGGATGCTAAGCTAGCAGAAATGAAAGATGAATTGATTAAAAAAGGATTGATGAAGGGGTAAGCCCTTCTCTCCTTTCCTATAACTGTAACAGTTAGCTGATGAAATTACCAGCCAAAGCCAAAGAAAGCCATATTCAGAAAGTTATCCAGGAAGGAACCAGTTTCGATAAGATTCAGGCTTCCTTCCTGTACGATGATGATCGTTTGGTGCTTTCACATAAAGACCAGGAATTAAAAGAAAGGTGGGAAGCTGCTTTTAGTTTGCTGTGTAATTATCACAGTAATGAGCAATCTCTTCCTATTCTTATGCAGCGTTTTGGCATTTCCAGAGCTGCTGCTTACCGCGATATTGCCAATGCCAAGCAATTGTTTGGTGATATCACTCAATCAAACAAAGAAGCTGATAGATACATATTGAATGAGCTGGCCATGAAAACATTTAGAATGGCTGTTGATAATCATGATGTGGAAGGAATGAACCGTGCCATCAGCAATATGATCAAGCTGAAAAGATTGGATCAGAACGATCCTGCCAATGCAATTGATCCATCAATGTTTGAAAAGGATGAATATATGATTGTTGTGAACTCAGGCGGTAGGCCGGTGAAGTTGGATCTGATGAAAATGAAGGATACTCCGGAAGCTTCCAGAAAACAAGTTTTAGAGGCTGCGTTTGGACCGGCTACAGATGTTGAATGTGAAGAAATCATGAATTCATAATGGCAATAAAACAACTTACTTTTAATCCTTCTCAGCTTTGCTCCATTACCTCACCTGCTCCTTGTAAGATTGGAGTAAAAGGCCGTGCAACTGGTAAGTCTTCCGAAATGGCATGGGATTTTAATGTATTCAATCACCACATGCCTAGAGGGGTTATATCTGTAACAGGTAGTAGTTTTGCTCAGCTACTTACCAGAACATTAACTCCAACATTTGGTTTCTTGGAAAGGTTGGGATATGTACGCGATGTTCACTATGTGATAAATCAAAAGCCTCCAAAGAACTGGCCAAAGCCTTATAATGCTCCATTGAGCTATGATAATTTTATTTCTTTCAATACTGGCCTTGGTGCTATGCTAATTTCTCAAGATCGGGCCGGAAGTGGTAGAGGTCCTTCCATCGATTTTGAGATTATGGATGAAGGATTGACCATTAATAAAGAACGGTATGATCAGGAAGTATCAGCTGCTAACCGTGGGAACCTGGAATACTTCAAACATCTTCCCTGGCATCATGGTTTTCACTATGTAAGTTCGATGCCATTTAGTAATACTGGTAAGTGGTTGCTGGAGTTTGGGGAGTACTATGAAACTGAAGCTGGTATTCGTTTGTTCGATGAATGGAATCAGATTGTAAGGATGCAAATTGATTTGTTGGATATCGAGGATCCACACGATTTTAAATTACAGTGGAACGAGATCCAACGAAGAAGAAGAAAGATTATACCATTCACCAGTAAGGATGGATTTTATTTTGAGCTGGGGAATTGCTTTGATAACATCCACAACATTGGCCTATCGTATATTAAGCGTGAACGTAAGAAAATGACCCACCTGAACTTCCTGATTGAGATCATGAATATGGTGATGGATCGCGTTGAAGATTGTTATTATAACATCAATGAGGAAAAGCAAATCTACTATGATTGTTACGATTACTCTTATATAGATTCCCTGGATTACGATTGGAAGAAACTCGGAAGTCCAGACAGTAGGTTCGATGGTGACTGTGTTGCCAATGAGCCTATTAAGTTAGTGGTAGATTGGGGGTCTAATATTTCGGTAATGTTGGCATGTCAAGAGAATCATAGAGTGGTTAAAGAAGGACGTGGCAGCTTCAACTTCCTAAAGGAATTCTTTGTTAAGCCTGATGTTGGCCATGTAATGATTGATGATATCATTGATGATTTTTGCGATTACTACCAATATCACCAGGATAAGACAGTAGTTTACTATCGCGATAAATATGGTGATGAAGGTCAGGCGAATAATTCTTTCACTTATAACGATCAAGCAATAGACAGACTGCAGAAGAAAGGTTGGTTTGTTGATATAAAGGAATATGCAGGAAAAGAACCTCCACATCATGAGAAGTACTTGTTATGGGGAAATATCCTAAAGGAGAAGGATCCATCTCATCCTATTGTTAGGATCAATGGAAACAACTGTAAATTCCTTCTTATTGCAATGAATAACACAAAGGTTGTTGAACGCAATAACAAGTTCAAGAAAGATAAAAGCTCAGAGCATAAGAACTCTGGAGTACCACCCGAGGAGGCAACTCACTCAACCGATGCTGCGGATAAGGTCATATGGATAGACTACCATGATGTACACCGACCGTCGGCAGGCTTCATCCCTATACGATTCTAGGCAACTGATTTCAGTTGCCTTTTTTGTTGTTCAGTTGCCTGACTGTCAGGCAACACATGCTCATATATCATAAGGTTGCCTCCGGGCAGTTGCCCAGATAGGTAGGCCGGAGCCGTGCCCCCTGCTCAGAGTTTGATATCAGAAAAGGGGTGATTTTCAAGTAAGTGATTGATACTTAAGTAATTGATTTTGAGATTTTGAGACAGCCGTTTTTAGGAGGGTTTGTTGTCCTTTTTTAGACATGAGGATTATACCAAATTGGAGGTATGAAAACAATCAGTTTGGCGGAAGTAGTTCGTGAGTTGAATGAGACAGTAACTCCGGAAGGTACACAGAAAACCTTCGCGATAAAGTTTGTGAAAAAAGGTGGTGAAGTTGTGTATTTGAACAGGGCTGTAAAAACTGGGCTTAAGATGGATATGACCAAACATGCGATGCGTGGTGTTAGGCCAGTAGATGAGTTTGGGCAAAATCTAGGACATGTTTATCCGGTGCTGATCTGGAGTATTTTGGAGTTCAATGGTAAAAGAGTGTATTTATGAGTGTAAGAGCTGAGTTTGATAAAGGTGGTAATCCGATTTTTGCGGTTGGTGGAAACTTTGTTGCTACATCGATGGGGGGTGGTGGAACTGCTTCCGGAAAGAAAAAGAAAGCTGATGTGAATATTAAGCTGGATGATGATGGTTTGGCACAGGTTGGAAGTTACAAGGTTTCGCCTTGGGGTGATGATAATGATTTCCCTTCAGTACTGCAGAAGCATTTAAGGAAGTCGGGAATTTTGCGCTCGAGTATTGATTACAAGGTGAGACTTGGAATGGGACAAGGTTTGTTCGCATGCAAAGTGAAGGGTTACGATAATGATGGTGCTGAAATTATTGAGCCAATATTTGACGCAAGTATTGATAAATTTTTGCGATCAAGGATGTTGTATAGATATCGATTGAAAGCTTATATGAATATGTATGAGTATGGTATTGCTTTCCCAACTGTTATTCCCAATGCCACTAAGAATTACATTTCAAAATTAGTAGTGAAAGATTCTCCTTTCTGCAGGTTTACTGAGATGAAGAATGGAGTTTTTGACAAGTGTTTGTTTTCTGGAAAGTGGCCAAATGTTGTTGAAAAATCGGATGTTGATGCAATTGATGTGATTGATATTGATGCTACTGATGATGAGATCATGGCTCAAATGAAGTTTTTCGAGAGATCAGTTTTTCCAGTGAATATTCCAACTACAGGAAATTTGTATTACCCACTTCCTGCTTGGGATGCAGCCAGACAAGCCGGTTGGTTGAAAATTACTGAGAAGATTCCAGAGTACTTGAATGCAATGTTCGATAATCAGATGTCGATTAAATATCATGTTCAGATTCCTTATGCCTATTGGGAAAAGATGTTTCCTAAAAGCGAATATAAAGATCCAAAGGAGCGAAAAATCTTGATTGGAAAAGAGCTTGATAAAATTGAGGAAGCTTTGACAAGTACCAAAAATGCCAAGAAAGCATTGTTTTCTCACTTTGAGTTGAATGCACAGGGGAAACCTGAAGAGAAGTGGGAAGTGAAGGTTATGGATGACAAATTCAAGAATGACATGTATTTGCCTCAATCTGCAGCTGGTAATGCTGAAGTTATGACATCGATGAGTATTAATCCATCGATTAAGGGAATGAGTATGGCTGCAGGTCCATATGCAGGAAGTGCAGGATCCGGATCGGATATCAGGGAAGCTTTTTTGGTTGATTTGGCTTTGAGCTGGGCTGATAGACAGGAGGTGATTTCTCCAATAGAAATGGCTTGTAGGATCAATTTCAGAAATGAAGAAATAAGTATTAGAACTCGTCAAACTGTACTAACCACCTTGGATACTGGTGCAGGAACTAAAAAAACCGTTAGCTGATGTTAGTAAAAAATGTAAGTGAAATAAAGCAATTTGTTGTTGTTACCGGTGCAGATATTAATACGGTTAATCCACATTTGAGGCAAGCTGATAAGAGTTACCTGAAGAAGCTGATGGGTACTGAGCAGTTTAATGAGCTGCAGGCTTTTTGTGATGATGTTCCGGATCCTATTCCTGCAGAGAAAAAGCATTTGGTTGGATTGCTGGAACTGGCCCAATGTGCTGAAGTGAATTTGGGTTATTTCTTGTATTGGCCACACATGATTATTGATGTGGGTGATGGTGGTGCCAACAGAAATGAGAGTGGAGATAAGAAATCGGCTTATTCATCGGATAAGGAAAGAGCCAGAATGAAATTCCAGTATGATGGTTTTAATGCCCTGGAGGAAATGATGGAGTACTTGTTTGATAATTTGGATAAGTTCCCATTGTTTGCCAATTCGGATGCTTACAAAGTAGCTACTCAATATATCATTACCAGAACTGAAGAGTTTAATGCGATTCAGCCAATTGGCCATTCTTACCTAGTATTTAGAAATATTCAGCCATTTATGGGGATTGTGGAAGATCTGCAGTTGTCTCCAAAATTGGGAGCTGAGTTCCTTCAGGAATTGAAAGCTGAAATGAAGAAAGCTGATAGTGATGCTAAGTATAAAGAGCCTATTCAGTTATTAAAGAAAGCTTTTGCCTTTATGAGTTATGCCGAAGCTGCTGATGATCTTGGAATAAAAATCAATGATAAAGGATTGGTTTTTGAATCGAGTAAAGATTACAGTGGTAACAACTTGCCAAGCCAGGAACCTCTACCGGATGGCAAAATATATTCGGCTGTTGATCGTGCCAGATCGAGAGGTGAAAGTTATTTATCGGACCTAAAAGATTATCTGTACAAGAAAGCTGCAGATTTCCCAACATATCAATCATCGGAAGTTTACCAGGAGAAAACCCCTGCATGGGGATTTGATAACACAAACAAGAAAACTTGTAGAGTATGATTTTGAAAATCTTTATTGAAGTACTGATGGATACAAACACAAAAAAGGGTGTTGTCGGTATGATTATGAGTATTGGAATGCCATTGGTTGAAAACATGGAAAGGATTATCCAGGTGGGTGGAGCTTTGTTGGGTTTATACCTTGTGGTGATTTCGATAAGGCACAAGAGATTGCAGATTAAACAACTTCAAAAAGCAATAGAGGAAAATGGGAAAGCTTAAGTATTTGGTAGTGCATTGCACTGATACGCCTCCGAACATGAATGTTGATAAGGCCAAGTTGGAGGAATGGCATATGAGTCCGAAGCCGAAAGGTCGTGGTTGGGATCGTTTGGGTTATTCTGATCTGATCAAGCGTGATGGATCTGTTATCAATCTGACTCCTTACGATGATGATGATTTTGTATCGAGCTCAGAAATGACTTGGGGTGCAGCTGGTGTAAATGCTTATGCTCGACATGTGGTTTTAGAAGGTGGAAGAACTGAAGAGAATAAGGATCCTGGCATGGCTGATTTTATGGATTTGTTTACTGCAGAACAATTTTGTGCATTGCAAGAATATGCAAAAGAGTTTATTGCTAAAGATCCAAATGATAAAGTTGTAGGACATTACTATTTCTCTGACACTAAAACCTGTCCGAATTTTAATGTTGGTGAATTTTTAGAGTTGATTGAAATTCCTGAAGATTTGATTGTATGAAGCATTGTATTCTAGTTATTGGAAATGTTGCTGCAGGTAAAAGTACTTTGAGTAAAGTATTGGCTGAAAGGCTTAATTGTGTTGTTGTGTGTTTGGATGATTCGAGGGTTGAAGTTGTTGAGCAGGGATTGGGAAATGGTCGTGGACATGCTGATCGGCTTGCTCAAGAACTTTGCCTGAGAAAACTGACAGCTGAAGATCTGGTAATTTTTGAATCGACAGGAGTAACCAGATTTTACAGCAAAGCAATAAAAGAACTGGTTAGGCAGGATTATAAAATTACCAAGGTGATGTTGATGTGTGACCAGGAAACGTGTTGGGATCGATACAAGAAAAGAAAAGCTTCGGGCCATTTTCAGGCTCCTTTTGCTTATGCCAAAGGAAAGAATATAAAAGAGGGAATTAGGTATTTCCATTGGGAACAAAAAAAGCTGGAGACAGATTTGAAATATGATAGTACTAAGTTGAGTACTGAACTCATTGCAGATTCAATTATAAATACAATAAAGACAGATTATTCAAACGAGGCTATTGAGCTGATTAATGATATCATGAGATGAAAATATTTGGAAAGAAAAAGGATTTAGCAGAAAAGGTAACTGATCTGGTTGGTTCTGGAGTTGATAAGTTATTTTACACTCGAGAGGAGCAAGCTGATGATTTAAAGGCTTCGCATGATCAGTATTTAGAATTTATTACCAAAACACTTGGCGAAAGCACAGTGAGATCTATTACAAGAAGAAAGATTGCTTGTAAAATTGTGGATGTGGAATTATTGTTGGTGTTGGCTGCTGCAGTAGCTTACAAATTTGATCCAGAATATGCAAAATTTCTTCTTGAGTTAGCTAAATTCCTTGGAACTGCATTCTTGGCAGTAGTTATTTTCTTCTTTGGCACATATGCCTTTATTCACAACAATCCATTTAAAAAGAAAGCTAAATTATGACAGAATTAAAAGGTAAAATTCTTGCAGGAAAGATTCTAGTTGAGCCAATGAAAGCAGAGGGAAAAACTACAAGTGGCATCATTATTCCAGATTCTGCAAAAGAAAAACCCATAAAAGGAAAAGTTATTCTGGTTGGAGCAGACCAAAAGGATGCACCTATGGAATTAAAAGTAGGTGATGTTGTTTTCTATGCAAAATATTCTGGAATAGAATTGAATATCGAAGCTGAAAACTATCTGTTAATGTCACAAAGTGATGTTTTATACATCTATTAATCAGTAATCCATTTCAAAAAAAAATCTAAAAAATGACAGAATTAACCTTCAATTATCGACCTGTACCGGAAATATCAAAAGAGAAAACATTGGTGGCAAAACATCCAGATGGATTTAATGAGTTGAATTCTCCGCAATGGATCCACCTGGTAAAGTTGTATAGAAAAGGGAAGATAACTTTTCAGGATAGGGTGTTGTTTGCTTTTGCGCTTTTGAGTATTCCTGGTGATTTGTTTGTGAGAACTTTTGATGTTGAGCCTGCAAAGTTGACTGATACTGATGCTGAGTTGGATGAAAAGTTTCAGCGATTGGAGAACTTGAATGCAGTAATTAAATTGAGTGATTTCATCAAGAATGATTTGATTATTGAGAATAACTTGATGCCAAAGGTGAAAGTGAAATCGAAAAAGTATTATGGACCTGGAGACAAGTTTAGGAACATGACTTTTGCTGAATTTATTTTTGTGGATAGTTACTTTTTGGCTTACCAGGCTAACAAGGATGAGAATACTTTGAATAAGATGATTGCCGCGATGTATCGACCACAAAGGAAAGGATACAAACCTCATTCATCGGCTTACGGTGGTGACAGGCGCGAAGTATTTAATGAGCATATTTTGAGCTATAGAGCTGAAGAAATTGGTAAAATGGATTTGGATTATAGAATGGCTATATTCTGGAATTACATTGGGATTCGTCGATGGTTGTGTACTCAGTATCCGAATGTGTTGCCAATACATGAGGATGATCCGGAAGCAGTAAAACGCAATAAGAAAAAGCTGAGAACTCATAATAATTGGTTGAAGGTTGTAAGGTCGTTTACTGGTGGAAATCCTACAGAAGATGATAAGGTTGGGAAAGCTTTGCTTCATGCTATTTTAGATGAAATGGATCAGCGGATTGTTGAGTCGAGAAAATCAAAACGTAAGAAGTGATGGAAGATGAAGAAATTAATGATGAAGGGGTAAGTGATGGTATAGATCTTAGTCCATACATTAATGTAATTTGTATGTTTTATGGTCCTTCGATTATGCCAAAGGGCTGTATTTTGATGACAACAAAGCAAATTGCAGAAAAGGTTCAGGAGTTATTTCCTATGGAAGTTCCGTTGCTTTCGGTTCATAAGGCATTGAAAGAATCTGGTTTTCATTTGACCATTGTTAGATCTCCAGGTGATTTTAGTTTTTATTGGATGCTGAAGGAAAAGTGAATTATTTAGAATGAATTTAATTAGTATCAAAAACGATACTTTTTTACTCCAAATTATTGTATGTATCAAAAACGATACTATCTTTGTAATACAATATTCAACTAAAGCTGGCGGCAACAGTAACAATACGGCAAAATAAAAGATGAACGCAAGATTAGCAGTTAAAGAAAACGAAATTCAAGTAAGAAACTTATTCAACTCTTCAGTTGAACTTGCAGAAAGAAAAGGTATTTCAGTAGAGGAAGTAATTGACTTTAAAGTAAAAATTGGTATCAAATTTTCTAAAACTGAAAGTCAAAAGGCAGCTTGGGAGTTAAGAGGTGAACAAGCAAAGGAATTAAATTCTAAATAAGAATTACATGAACAAACAACAAGCAAACGAGCAGCACTGGAGGTTGCTCGTTTTAATGCTAAAATTAATAGCAGAAGAAAAAGGTATTACTCAGCAACAAATTGCAGATGAAACTGGTTTACAAAGATCGAATGTCAGTAGAATGTTTTCATTAAAGTATTGTCCTTCGATGTCCAATTTTCTGGCAATAGCAAAAGCCATTAAAGTGAACTTTTTCTTTGAAGACAAAGAATCTAAAACAGAATTAAATGAGATATTTGAAAAGGCAATGACTGAATTAGGTCGCAGGCCAGATGACTTATCTCAAAATTAAAGTACAAGCCTCTGCATTTGCAGGGGCTTTTTTTGTCCTTTTTCGAAATCCGGATAAAATTGATATTGCCAGAAAACAGAGAATATGGCAACATTTAATAATTTGAAGGATTACTGCAAGGATCAGGCTACGCGCTTGAGAGGAATTGCACATACTGAAAAGGATAAGCATTTCTACCGCTTAAATATTGAGGATATTCTACTTGGTGAAAAGGATTTGAATTATCCGATTTATTCTCTCGAGAACTACGAATTTAACTACAAGGATAACAAAGCTGGGAAAAGACGAAAAGGAATGACTTGTGCCATTGTTATTGGTAAAAGACTTTCGAAAACCTGTTCTGCAGAGGATATTGAGCAGGCTTTTGTGGAATGCGAACAAATTGGAGATGAAATATTTGTAAGCATGGCCAATGATGCAGCAACCAGAGAGCATCCATTTTTGAAGGGGTTTGATTTGGATAATGTAAGTGGGGTGCAATTTACTGCACCTGATAGAGTGTATGCAATTAGATATGTGTTTGAGCTGGATGCTTTGGCACCATTAAAAACGAATCCGGATTTGTGGATAAAAGCTGAATAGATATGAGTGTAAATGTTATTCATAGTCCACAAGTAGTGGATTTTTGTAAGAGTCCGGTTGCTTTTGTTGTATCGGGAACTGAGACTGCACAGCCAAACTATAAACTGGCTGTTGTTGTGGTGGTGTATCAGAATGGAGGTTGGGTTGAATTGCCAATGCGATTGCTGGATGTGGACAAAGATGGAGCTGCTGTTGTTTCGGTTGGTAGGAATGTGAGAGATATGTTTGATCAGATGGATTTACCTGGTTACAATCAATCTGTGATATCGAGATGTCAACATTCTATAAAGGAATATTATATCAAAGTATCGGAGTACTATGGTGAAGTTCCGGAGCTGCATGGATGGACTGAAAGCTCTCATTGTTTTATGCTGAAGGGGAAATTACCATTTTGGCAATTTCCCGGACATAATTTTTGGGGAGACTTGAAAGCTAGAAAAGGCTTTTTAACCAATATTGGAAAGCGAGTAAAGACCTGGTATGATGCCCAACAATATTTATACTGGGGAAATTACTTTGATACTGCAGTATCGGTAAAACTGAAGGTGAAAGCATATTTTTCGGGTGGTGATGTGGTAGAACAGGATTTGTTGAGTTTTGCCAATATTCAGCCAAAGGAGATTGTTTTGATTCCGACTGGAGCTGCGCAATTGGATTTAAATTCGATTGCCGGCAATGGATCCATCTATCGATATGATTTGACTCTGGTAAAAACTACTCTTCCGACAGAAGATCAGGCAACACTGCAATTCAGAATTATTCCTAAACCATTGTATTCGTATGAATTTTTGTTTATGAATGATTTTGGTGTGTTTGAAAGTTTGCTGTGCACTGGCCAGAAGAAAAGAAAACTGAAGACTGCAGGTGAGTCGTACCGGAAGGAATTGCCATATGATTATAAGGCTACAGATTCGGAGCATGAAAGTGTTATTTATGAATCGCGCAATAATTTCCAAATATCAACAGGGTTGAAGCCAGACTATGAGGCTATTCATTTGGAAGGGATGCTTACCAACAATGTATTATTCTCTATGGAATATGGAAGGTTTATAAGATGTGAATTGGATCGTGGATCTTTTGCGATTACGGATGATAAAAATGATAATCATCCAATAAAATTTAAATACAAATATGCCTTTGAACGATGATTAGATTGAAGATTGATTCACAAACATTGGTATTGGATCCGAAGACTCAATTGAGACTGGAGATGAATATGCCAATGTTTGATTCGGAGGCCATTCCTCCAAATGTGGTTTATCCTTTTGATGTTCCGGTTGATGACAGTGGGATAAATACCAGGATATTTAAACATTCGAATTACGTTGAAACCTGGAATAAAAAGAGGGTTTATAATTGTCAGTTAGAATTTGATGATAGCTTAGAGCTGTATGGTCGTTTGGTTCTGCTGAATCCTACCAAGAAAAAGTTTAGGATTTCGATTATTTTAAACCAGGACAATGAGAATTTAAAGGATGTAAAGTTGAATAAACTGGAGCTGCAGTTTATTAATGCCGGTGATATTGTTACTTATGCCAATGATGCTGTAAAGAAGAAGTGGCCAGAAGTACCTATGCAATTTCCTACCATATTCAATTCTGATTTTTACGGTGAGCGAAAAACTAATGATGAAGGGCAAATAGAAAGTAATAATCCTGCTTACCTGGAACACATGAATTATTACAATACTGCTAGCGGTTTTCCTAGAAATGATGCTAATGGGAATAAGTATGTAATGTGTCCACAACCTTACTTGTTTGAGGTGATTGCAAAAGCTCTCGAGAAGTTTGATAGGTTTGGTTCCTGGTATGAAGATGCAGAAATGCAGAAACTTTTGATTTATAGTAATAGAGCGATGGACAACAGGAAAGAAGGCTTTATGAAGGCTTCGAGAAATGAAGGGGATCCACAAGAAATATCTGGATTTGGAAGTTTGGAGTTTCCGGATGAAAGCAGTTTGGATAATGGAGATCCTCAAGCTTTGTTTGATGGAACCAGGTATACTATCGGAAGAAGCGGTTTGCATAGAATTGTTGCCAAAATTGGGATAATTAATGGTGGTATTAAATATGATCCTGAAAGGGGAAATGAAGAAGGAATCTATACTTATAAGTATAGATTATCGCTACTGCAAGAAAGCAATAGTGTTTGGTCGTATGAGACTCCTTTTATGGAAGGTGTTGCAGATGGATTGTTCCCTGAATTTGTAGATGTTGATCAGGAAGTTGATATCACTGAAGAACAAGTTGGGGAGAAATTTACCTTTCGAGTGGAGTTTCAGGCAAAGGAAGATGGCCATTTAATCGCTGGAGCTTGGGGATACTTTGCTGAAGGATATATTAAAATAACCAATGCTGGAGGTTCTATTATCAATTCATTTTCGAATACCATTGACATGAAAACATTGGTGCCTGAATTGAGAATTGGAGAGTTTTTGAACAATCTGAAAAATCAGTTTGGATTGGCTGTGTTCATTGATTCCCAAATGAAGCAAGTGGAATTTGAATTGATCAAGAATATTGTAGAAAGTAGGAATTATATTGATTTGACCCGATCTGTTTTGTGGGATGAAGACTTTGAATTGTTTGAACCTGCAGGATGGAAGTTTTCATTAGGATCGGGATCGGATGATGAATACAATGATGATCAATCGATACAGGATAGAACTTTTGCCGGTGAATATTTGACTAGGGCTGCTTTTCCTGTTCCGGAAGAGAACCACTACGCAATTGCTACAAAAAACAATAGTATTTATGTGACTGTTTATAATTCGGAAGGAGAATTGGATTGGAAATATTATTGTGGCAATCATGAAATACTGGAGATTGGAAGTTCGGAAAATCAGAAAGATATTAATTCGGGTGTTTCTCCGATGTTGATGAAGGATAATTTTATTCCAATGATAAAGCAGGAAGGTTATACTTCATCGTTTAATTCGGATGGTGATAAGCCTGAATTTAGATTGATGTTTTATCATGGATTTGAGGATCCACAAACACCTACTAGTTTTCCATCGGCATCATCAACCAGATTTAATGCCAGGGGAAATGAAGTTGGAAATTTGGATTTAAGGCATGATGGAATCAAAGGTTTATTTAAACAAAATTGGAAGCCATGGTGTGATTTTATGCAATACTCGGAAGAAGTAAAAAGAAAATTCCTGATTAATACACAGCAGCTGTTGCAGGTTATTGAGTTGTTTGGTCCGCAAAAAAAACCTGCAGGTGATAAAGTGAGAAAGATTAGAGTTGGATCTATCAACTACATTCCTAAACAATTTACTGCATTGCTTTCAATGAATGGTATTGAAGATACAGAATCGATACTGGTGAAGAAAGGAGGTGAGCATGAGTAATGAGGGAATAAGTAATTTCTTACCAAAAGAATATAATCGAGATATAAAGAAATGGCAGGTAGCCACAAAAAAGGAGCTTTCTGCCATGGTTTCCAGATTGGATATTCGTGGGAAACAGAAGTTATTAATGAAAGTAAAAAGTGCTAAAGGCTTAAAAGGTGTACTTGATAGAATTAATAAGGAAGGTATTTTGGCCAATGACATTGTTTCCAATAGTAGCAAAACCGAAGGTGTTGTTTTTAGAGTTGGTTTTTCGTTCCCGAAACAAGGTTTGTTTATGCTGAAGGGTGTAAGTAGTGGTCACAAACTTTCATCGCCAAGAAGGAAAGAAGACTGGGCAAATCCGGTACTGGATTCTCGAATTGGAATATTGGCCGATATGGTAGTGAAACACCAGGCTGATGCTTCGGTTAATGCAATGCAAATTTCAAGACTTAAATAGATTACTCCCTCTTATCAACCCCCAAACCAATAAATGGGGAGTAATATGGCTAAGACAGAAAACAGAAGGATTAACCTCTATATAAATGGTAAAGAGGTTGAGAATAGTGTAAAAGGAATACGAGCTGAGTATAAAAAATCGAACAATCAGCTCAATAAAATGATTATTGGTTCGAAAGAATACAATAAGAAAGCTGCAGAAGTAAAAGGATTGAAAAAGCATCTGCAGGATCACAATAAAACTTTGGGTTATACTTCTGCTTCGTGGAGTGGATTGAAAGCTTTGCTTCCAACTGTTTCATTCGCTGCAGTAATTACCGGTGCAATAGCTGCAGGAAAAGAAATCTTTAATTTAACCATTCAGACTGAACAGCTGGAGAAGCGTTTTAATATTGTATTTGGTGATAGTGCCAATATAGTGGAGGAAGGTGCTGTGAGAATGGCTGATAAAATGGGATTAACCGTTTTGCAGTTTAAAGAAGCTGCAACAGCTGCAGGTGACCTTCTTATTCCGTTAGGATTTACCAGAGAGGAATCGGCAAAGATGTCAACTGAATTGATTGGATTATCGGGAGCATTGAATGATTGGACCGGTGGCCATTTGGGTGCTAAACAGGTGAGTGAAATTTTAACCAAAGCATTGTTGGGTGAAAATGAACAGCTGAAGCAACTGGGTATTGCCGTGAGTATGGAAAGTGAAGAGTTCCGTAAGTTGGTAAAACAGAAAAAGGAAGATATTGGAGCGACTACTGAACAGGCAAAAGCATTGGCTACTCTTGAAATGATCAAGAACAAATCTGCTGATGCACAAACTGCTTATTTAGCGGAAGAAAGCAAGTATTTGCGTATTAAAAAGGATGTTGTTAAGTGGTGGCAAAAACAGAAGGAAGCTGTTGTTGAGTATTATTTGACCAAGCCATCGGAAAAGATGGAGCGTGAGAAAAATGCAGTTAATAACCTGACTATTGAACTGAATGATGCCAATTTATCGGAAGAGAGAAGAAAGGATATTCTTAGCAAATTGCAGCGTATTGCTCCACAGGTTATCGAAAATATTGATGCTGAAAATATCTCCTATGAAAAGCTTACTGAAAATTTAACCAAGTACAATGAGCAAATGGAGAATAAGATTGTTCTCCAGAAGGAAGATGAGTTGATTGCTTCGCAGGAAAAGAAAAAAAATGAAGCTTTGGAATTGGTAGGTAAATCGAAAAGAAGATTGATTGATACCATGAGAGAGGAAGTTCAGTGGTTTGAGAAATACCAGGAAGAAGCCAATGCCATTTTAAACGATGAATCGAAACGAACTATAGAAAAGGCGGAAGCTTTGAATAGTTTGGCTTTTAAGGAAAGTAGTTTTGGTAATGCTGACCTAGGGAATGCTTTGAATTCTTACAAAATATACAAAACTCAGTTCTATAATTATAATGAAGAACTAGGTAGAAGCATTAAAGAGAAAAAGGAGCTGGAGAAGGAATTGCTTTCCGGATCGGAACAAAAGAAAGTGGAAACTCATGAGGTAAAAACCATTGAATCGAATTTGACCTTGTATGATGATGATGCTGAATGGGAAGCTGAAATGGATGCAGATATGGCAAAGTATTTGGCAGAATGGGATAAATACCAAAAGGAGGTACAAGCTCTTAAAACTCAGTTAAAAGATTCAGGCATTGCCAACATGAAGGATGGTATTGCGAAAGAGCGTGCAATGGAGGAAGCGCGTTGGGCTGAAGAGAAAGAGAACCTGGAGGCCAAACTGATTAATAAGGATTTTGCCAATGCTGAAGAATTAGAGAAAAATGAGATTCTTTATGGTATTCTGGAAGAGAAGAAAAAGGCTCACTTTGATAGATTGGCTGAATTAGATGAAGCTGAAAAGAATAGGAAAATTGCTGAAGATATTGCAGCCCAGGAATTGAAAGTACTGGAGGCTGAAACTGATGAAGAAGAGTTTCAGGCTAGATTGGAATTGTTGCAATCGAGGTATGATCAGGAAATGGCTTTGGCTGGAGATAACCAATTGAAACAGCTGCAGGCTAAGAAGAATTACCAGAAGGAAGTTAATAAGCTTGAACAGGATGCCTTACAACAAAAAATTGCACGATTAGAACAGGAAAGGGAAATTCGTGATGCAAAAATAGCGGTTGCCAATACTGCATTGGAAGCAGTTAAAACGGCATTGGGAGAAGAAACAGCTATTGGTAAATTGGCTTATTTGGCACAGCAAGCTTTTGCTATTGGTCAGGTTTGGTTTAATACTCAGATTGCAAATGCAAAAGCAACAGCAGCTTCACCATTAACTTTTGGACAGCCTTGGGTTGGTATTAATACTGCACAGGCAATTGCCAGCACAGCTTTGATCGCTGCTCAAACTCTAACCGGATTTGAATCTGGAGGGTACACAGATCGGGATGGATCCAATAAGAAAGTTGCTGGTGTTGTTCATTCCAATGAATGGGTATCAAATGCCAGGACAACCAATGATTCAGTAACAGCTCCTATTATTCGAGATTTGGATGATTACCAGAGAGGGATCAGGACTCCAGAGTGGATTGAGAATTTTTCTTCTTCTCCGAATTTTGAAGAAGCTCTTCCTGCAGTTGGATTTCAAGTTGGTGGTTATGGTGATAGTTCAAATACTGTTACCAATAATTATACAACCAACAATCAAGGAAGCGGTTCGAGTGACAAGTTTGATGTTATTATTGCCCAAAATGAGCAATTACTGCTTTATTTGTCGGATCCAAATAACCGTAAAGCTTATATAATTTGGGATGAATTGCAGAAAGCAAACAACGAAATGGCTAATCTGTATAAAATGGGAAGAATTGATTAAAATATTTTTGTTAAATTCGATTGTTGTAAAATTAAAATTTGTGAAAATGAAAAAGCTTTTAGTAGCAATAATGCTATTGTGCAGCTTCACTGGATTCTCTAAAGAATATACTGAAGTTGTGAATGTTGATGGAAAAACTGCAGATCAACTATACTCTTCAGCTCGAGAGTGGTTTGCTGAAACTTTCAAGTCTGCAAATGCTGTACTGCAGATGGATGATCCTGTTGCCGGAAAGTTGATTGGTAATGGAATTAGTCAGGTTCATATTACAGTTAGAAGTATGACGGTGCCTGTTGATATGAGTTTTTCTATTAAGGTTTTTGTGAAAGATGGAAAATACAAATATGATATTAATAGTATTCTTATAGGTGGCCAGTATAAAAGTACTTTGGAAGAATATGAGCATGCATGTACTTATGAAGGTGCAAAAGCTGCATTAATAAAAGCAGGTATGAGAAACCCAAAGGATAAATTGATTCAAAAAACAATGGCTGCTAATAAATTAAACTATCCTTTGTTTGAACAGGAAATTGAAAAAATTGCCAAAAGTTTGAAGAAAGCAATGTTGGCCAATGAAGATGATTGGTAAAATTGTTTGTAATTTTTCTGTAATGGTATAATTGCCTTATTACTATAAGTATGTATTCCCAACATACAAATTGATAAAAAAAAGAACCCCAACTTAGTCAGGTTGGGGTTCTTTTATAATGGTATCGAGATTTACAATTTGCTCATCCATTATTGAATCCGTAATATGGACATAGATCATTGTTTCCCGAATATTGGAATGTCCTAAAAGTTTCTGCAGCACCTCTACCCTTCCACCAGTAAGTAAGAAGTTGGTTGCAAATGTATGTCTGGATACATGAAAGGTTAGTGTTTTTTTTATTCCACAAACCTTGGCAATGCTTTTTAGCTCTCTATTAATATGCTCTTCAGTAAAATTATCATTGAATAAAGGGCCATTAATATTTATAAACTTCTTTGCTGATTCGGTTAATAAGATCTTTTGAAACTTTCCTGGTTTAGAAGCAACGAATACCAGATGATCTCCAATAACATTTTCTTCTGTTATGGCTAGGTTGTCAGAAATTCTCAATCCGGTAAAGCATGAAAACAAAAATCTATTCAATACACATCGATGTGAATCAATGGTGAAACTTGAATTTCTATACTCATATAAGGCTTTCACCTCATTAGAATTTAGATAGGTTCTCTGGCCTTTGAAAGATTTCACTTCAATGTCTTCATATATTAATGGTGTTCTGATGCCATTCTTATTGGCAATATGAAGATATTTCTTGAAGTTTTTAAGTGTGGTTTGAATTGTTGTTTTTTCGTTTCCTAGTTTGTTTTTGCAATAAGCAACCAACTCATTCAGGAACTCATCAGTGATTTCATAGAAGAAGATATTTTCTCTGAATTTCTTCAGCTTGGTTAAGGTCGCTTTTTGTTGTCTGTAAGTTCCTGGTTTAAGAATCTCCTTTTGCTTTTCTAAATGATATTCGTAAAACTTCAAATAGTCGGCTTTGATCGATGGATTTGCCAGTTCCTCCAGTAATTTCTCCAGTGATAAATAAGTTCCATTTAATCTATATGAGACTGCAATCTTATTTATATCGGCCAATTTTTGGGATATAATTAGGTTTAGATCCTTTGCATGTTGACTTTTCCCCTTTACTCTCTGATTTTTTTTATCAAAGTTTTTCGGCTCAATAGATATGTTTAAAGGCAGTCTTTTCATCTTTCCATCAAGGAAAATTTGAACATACAAAGCGCATGTTCCATCGGCTCTCACGTAATCATTCTTGATGATTATCTTATGTGTCAACTTCCCACTCATTTTTGTTGGGAAGTTTTGTGGGAAGTTTTTATCTGAAAGCCCTGTTTCCATTCAATTTTCAACAATGGTGTAAATAGAAATAAAGCAAAGTACATCAGTAAAATACACTTTGCTTTAAATTTTCCATTTTGGTCTAAAATGTGACAATTGTGACCCGTACAGGATTCAAACCTGTGACCTTCAGAACCGGAATCTGATGTTCTATTCAGCTAAACTAACGGGCCAATGTGTGCACAAATTTAAAAAATTATTTTGTTCTCCTTTCCTACTCCAACATTCAATCTATAATTGATTTTTAACAACTCTTCTAATCCTCTATTAACCAATTTTTAATAATAACATCAGTTCACTCAAAAACAGCTCTTTTATTTCTAAACTTTTACTAATTTTGCGGACTGAATACATTGAAATAACCATATTTTATCAAAATATTACAATGGAGTACACATTTAAAGAAATAGAACAAAAATGGCAGAAGTACTGGAACGACAATAAAACCTACAAGGTTAATGTCGATGCAGACAAGCCAAAATTTTATGTGCTTGATATGTTCCCATACCCATCAGGAGCGGGATTACATGTTGGTCACCCACTCGGTTACATTGCGTCTGATATCTATTCTCGTTACAAAACCCTCAAAGGTTTTAATGTGCTCCACCCAATGGGATACGATGCATACGGATTGCCTGCAGAGCAATATGCAATTCAAACCGGGCAACACCCGGCAATTACCACAGAGCAAAACATTACACGCTATAGAGAACAATTGGATAAAATTGGCTTTTCATTCGATTGGGACAGAGAAGTGCGCACTTGTAATCCTGAATATTACAAATGGACACAATGGGCATTCATTCAAATGTTCAACCACTATTTCGATAACGAAACAGAAAAAGCTCAGCCAATTTCAGCATTGGTAGCAAAATTCGAAACAGAAGGAAATGCAAATGTAAATGCTGCTTGTTCAGAAACTGAAATTTTTACAGCTGAACAATGGAAAGCTTTATCAAATACAGCACAGCAGGAAATTCTTTTGAATTACCGCCTGGCTTACCTTGCAGACACAATGGTAAACTGGTGTCCAGAATTAGGAACCGTTTTAGCCAACGATGAAGTGAAAGATGGTTTATCTGAACGTGGAGGACATCCAGTAGTACAAAAGAAAATGCGCCAGTGGTCACTGCGTGTATCTGCATACGCAAAAAGATTATTGGATGGTCTTGACAATTTGGAATGGACCGATTCATTAAAGGAAATTCAGAAAAACTGGATTGGCCGTTCTGTTGGTGCTGAGGTTAATTTTGGAGTGAAAGATTCTGATATCAAAATGGAGATCTTCACCACTCGCCCTGACACCATCTTTGGAGTTACTTTTATGGTATTGGCTCCAGAAAGTGAATTGGTTGATACTTTAACCACTGCAGAATGCAGAGAAAAAGTTGATGCTTATATTGAAGCTACTAAGAAAAGAACCGAAAGAGAGCGTTTGGCTGATGTAAAAACAGTTAGCGGTGAGTTCACCGGTGCTTATGCTATTCACCCATTTACTGGAGAAGAAATTCCAATCTGGGTAAGCGATTACGTATTGGCTGGATATGGTACTGGTGCTATTATGGCTGTACCTGCTCACGATAGCCGTGACTACGCATTTGCGAAGCATTTTGAGTTACCAATCATCCAGGTTGTTTCTGGTGGTGATATTTCTGAGGAATCGTATGATGCCAAGGAAGGAAAATCGATGAACTCTGATTTCCTAAACGGATTAGATGTTAAAGATGCCATTGTAAAGGCAAACGAAGAGGTAGAAGCAAGAGGCTTAGGAAAGAAAAAAATAAACTATAGATTGAGAGATGCTATTTTCTCTCGTCAGAGATATTGGGGTGAACCATTCCCAGTCTATTTCAAAGAAAACATGCCATACATGATGGAAATGGATCAGTTGCCTTTGGAATTACCTGAAATTGACAAGTACTTGCCAACTGAAAGTGGGGAACCACCATTGGGACGTGCTAAAGATTGGAAAACAGCAGATGGTCACCCAATTGAATTGAATACAATGCCTGGTTTTGCAGGATCATCAGCATATTATTTACGTTATATGGATCCACGCAATAACGATGCGTTGGTTTCTAAAGAAGCAAATGAATATTGGCAAGATGTTGACTTGTATATCGGAGGTACCGAGCATGCAACTGGTCACTTGATTTATTCACGTTTCTGGAACAAATTCTTATTCGATATCAACGAAGTTTGCAAAGATGAGCCGTTCAAGAAATTGATCAACCAAGGAATGATTCAAGGTCGTTCGAACTTTGTTTACAGAGTAAAAAACACCAACAAATTTGTTTCTTACGGATTAAGAAAAGAGTACGATTCCACCGCAATTCACGTTGATGTAAACATCGTGAAGAATGATGTATTGGATACAGAAGCTTTCAAAGCTTGGAGACCAGAATTTAAAGATGCGGAATTCATTCTTGAAGATGACAAATACATTTGTGGTTGGGCTGTTGAAAAAATGTCAAAGTCGATGTTCAACGTTGTTAATCCTGATGTTATTGTTGAAGAATATGGTGCTGACACACTTCGTTTATACGAAATGTTCCTTGGACCATTGGAAGCTCACAAACCATGGGATACTAATGGTATTGATGGTGTTCACAAATTCTTAAAGAAACTTTGGAGATTATTCTATAAAGGAGAAACCTTTGAAGTTTCTGATGCTGAACCAACAAAAGATGAATTAAAAGTTCTTCATAAAACCATCAAGAAAATTCAGGACGATATTGAGAGATTCTCTTTTAATACATCAATTTCTGCTTTCATGATTTGTGTGAATGAATTAAGTAGCTTAAAGTGTAACAACAAGGCGGTATTAGAAGACTTACTAAAACTTCTTGCTCCTTTCGCACCACATATTTCTGAAGAACTTTGGAGCAAGTGTGGAAATAACGAAAGTATTACCAAAGCTAGTTTCCCCGAATTCAATGAAAGTTTTGTTGCTGAAGATACTCATTCATACCCAGTATCATTTAATGGTAAAATGAGATTTAAGTTAGAATTATCATTAAGTATGAGTAAAGATGAAATTGAACAGGAAGTTCTAAATTGCGAGCAAGCACAAAAATGGATTGATGGTAAAACTCCTAAAAAAGTGATTATCGTTCCTAAAAAGATCATCAACATAGTAGTATAA